TTACGATTATATGAGATATGAACACCCAACCTATCGCAAACTAACGCCTCTAGAGTGCGAAAGACTGCAGACAGTACCCGATAACTATACCGAGGGTGTATCAAACACACAGCGTTACAAGATGCTTGGTAATGGTTGGACGGTTGATGTGATTTCTCATTTGTTGAAAAACATTAGAGCAGAGTTTGCTAGAAAGGTTGCATGAAAAGAGTAATACATAGAGACAAAGGTAAGGCTCACATATTGCAGATGATGTGTCGAGACTTCTTTAGCACACATGATGTGGATAAGGCAGTGGTTGAGATTAAAGAAGATAAGAACACACGCTCTCAAAAACAGAACCGTCTTTACTGGATGTGGTTAGGACTGATAGAAAAAGAAACCGGTCAGCCAGCAGAGGACTACTTTGATCAAGGCAAATGGAAGAAGGGTTTGCACTATCAGTTCAGAAGAGACTACCTGCCGAGACAGTTCTACGATGACGGCGAGATCAAGATACCAAGCTCTAAAGATTTAAACACAACCCAGTTCAAAGATTACTTAGAAAGAATTGACATGGAAATGGCACAGATGGGGATTACTTTGCCTAGGCCAGATGATTTGTATTATGCAGCAATGGGGATAAAAACATAATGATGGAAATTAAACAACAGGTACCAAACTGGTACTGCTGTCCAGGGGCGATGGCAAGACAAGTATTACTCAGAAAGTGGCAACAAGTAATGACCACAGGTAAGACTAAAAGGGGTAATGGTTATCGAGTCGGTGAGACTCACCATAACTCTAAACTAACAGATCATGAGGTTGAACTAATTAGACTACTACATGAAGATGGTATGAGCTGTGCTGAGATAGCTGGCAAGTTTGAATGTAGCAGACAGAACATTAGTTTGATTGTTAACTATAGGCGCAGAATAGATGTGGGCATGGGTACCAACCATGTATTTGAATAAACACTATTTAAGCAGCGCAACGTAACTTGCAACCACGGAGGTATATTCATATTATGGCAAAAGTAGGCAGACCAACTAAATATAAACCAGAGATGTGTGACATTGTCATAGAGCTTATGGCTGAAGGCGCATCTAAGATAGAGGTTATGGCAGAACTCGGAATCTGGGAACAAGCTTTCTATGATTACATCAAAAAACATGAAGAATTTTCACAAGCCGTAAAAAAAGGACAACAGCTCTCTGCCGCATGGTGGGAGCGTAAAGGCCGAATCAATCTAGAAAATGGACAGTTCAGTTACACCGGCTGGTACATGAACATGAAGAACAGGTTTGACTGGGCTGATAAGAAGGACGTCCATCAGACTGGTGACATGCAGCTTAATGTTGTGACTGGCATCCAAAGAGCGCCAGGGGATAAAGACTAAATGATCACTCAGGCGATAGACACTGGTTATGTGCCGCACAAGTATCAGTCAGAGATACATGCGAACCTAAAGCGTTTCTCAGTCTTGGTTTGTCATCGTCGTTTCGGTAAAACCTTCTTGGCAATTAATTCATTGATCGATGCTGCACTCAGAACTGACAAAGAGAATGCTAGGTTTAGTTATGTGGCGCCGTTCTTAAAGCAAGCTAAACAGGTTAGCTGGGATTACCTTAAACGTTTCGCATTGACCATCCCTGGTTCAAGAGCGAACGAGTCAGACCTATCAGTTGACTTCCCTAACAAGTCCAGAGTGAGACTCTACGGTTCAGACAACGGTGAAGCCATGCGTGGACTTTACTTTGATGGTGTGGTGATGGATGAGGTGGCCGACATGAGAATGGAGACTTGGCCAGAGATTATCCGACCGGCATTGGCGGATCGTAAAGGTTGGTGCTTGTTCATTGGCACCCCTAAGGGATTGAATCAGTTTCATGATCTGTATCAGCATGCAATTAAAGATGATAAATGGTACGGCGGTATGTATCGAGTAGATGAGACTGACGTTCTGGATGATGAAGAGTTAGAGTTGGCCAAAGACACTATGACTGATAACCAGTATCGACAAGAGTTCTTGTGTGACTTCTCAGCCAGTATTGATAATGCTTTAATTACTATTGACAAAGTAACCGATGCAGCAGCCATTGTTAGAAAGCAGGGTGACGTTGATGGTTCACCAAGAGTGTTAGGGGTAGACGTTGCGCGTTACGGTGATGATAGATCAGTAATCATCAAAAGACAAGGTTTGGCCTCATATGAGCCGATTGTTTATCAGGACATTGACAATATGACTCTAGCTGGCATGGTAGGACAGACTATCACTGAGTGGGAGCCAGACGCAGTGTTCATTGATGCTGGACGTGGTGAAGGGGTGATTGATCGCCTAAGACAGCTCGGTTTCTTTGTTAATGAGGTTAACTTCGGTGGTAAGCCGACCAACCCAAGATACACCAACAAGCGTAGTGAGATGTGGGACAACGTTCGCATCTGGTTAGATGATGGCGGTTCACTACCTAACAACACAGAACTTAAGACTGATCTGTGTGTCCCTATGTACAAATTTGATGCAGGCAATCGCTTACAACTTGAATCCAAAGACGAGATCAAGAAGCGCGGTGGCCGCTCACCAGACTTGGGCGATGCTCTAGCGTTAACGTTCGCGTTTCCTGTAGCACCTAAGAAGCTTGGACATCACGGTGCTGTAGAGTCCGTCGAGTCTGATTATGACCCTTTCAATTAATACAAGGAGAAAACAATATGTGTTTTTCATCACCTAAACCGGCAACTCCGCCACCACCACCACCGCCACCAAAGCCACCAGTAGCTCCGCCTAAACCGGCAGACCCTGCAACTAAGGCAGCGCGTGTTAAAGAGAAAGCTAAGCTAGCAACGCAGCGAGGTAGAAAGTCAACTATTTTGACTGGACCACGAGGCGACCTGAGTTCGGCTGATACACAGCAAAAGACTTTATTAGGCGCATAGTATGTGTATCGCGCAAAGCTCATCACCTAGGCGTGAAGCTGTTCGTAGAGCTGTGGACGATGTTAATCAACAGATGGCAGCAAAAGCTGGTAAGGATGGCGTGCCTAATGAGGTGATCAAGGTTTTTTCTGGCGGCATGAAGAAGGTGGCTAATCGTATGGAGCCTGGGACTTATGTAATAGACAAAGCAAAGAAAGCTAAGGGTGTTGCAGGCAAGGCTAAAACGGTAGCTAAGAAGGCACCATCAACCGCCACTAGAGGTGCAGTAAACAGACGATCTACAGTATTAACTGGAGGGCGCGGTTTAAATACTGCTGCCGACATTCGACGTAAAACATTATTAGGAACGTAACATGAAAGAGACACAACGCAGTAAGTTTGTTCGTCGTTGGGGTGACATCAAGGATGAGCGCTCAACCTACTTCGGACATTGGGAAGAGTTGAGTGAATATATCTTGCCAAGACGTGGCAGGTTCTTAGCCTCAAAGCGTAACGACGGTTCAAAGAAGAACGGTAAGATCATCGACTCAACAGCCACAATGGCAATCAGAACTTTGTCAGCAGGAATGATGAGTGGTATCACATCACCAGCGCGTCCTTGGTTTAGACTAGCAACACCTGATCCAGCACTGATGGAAGTCTCTGAGGTTAAGCAGTGGTTATTCCAAACTGAGAAGCGCATGGGTGAAATCTTCTCACGTTCAAACCTGTATAACTCATTGCAAACTGTGTATGAAGAGATGGGTGTGTTTGGTACCGCAGCCATGCTTATACAAGAAGACCATGAAGATGTGATACGTTGTTACCCGTTCACTGCGGGTGAGTATGGCCTGGCTAATTCTGATCGTTTAAATGTGGATACGTTTTATCGTGAGTTTCAATTAACAGTTGCACAAACCGTACAATGGTTTGGTAAAGAAAATTGTTCAGATGAAGTTAACGGTATGCATAAGAATGGCCAGCTGGACAAATGGGTCGACGTTATTCATGCGATTGAGCCTAACCATGCCAGAGACACTAACAAGCGTGATTCACAGAATATGCCATATCGATCAGTCTACTTTGAAAAGGGTGGACGTGAAGACAAGCTATTAAGTGATTCAGGTTATGAAGAGTTCCCAGTGGTAGCACCAAGATGGCATGTAACCGGTGTTGATATTTACGGACGTTCACCAGCGATGGATGTGCTGGGTGACGTTAAAGCTTTACAGATTGAACAAAAGCGTAAAGCCCAAGGTATCGACAAGATGATTAACCCACCGATGCAGGCGCCATCATCCCTTAGAGGACAGACCGCTTCTGTACTGCCTGGTGGTGTAACTTATGTAGACACCATGCAAGGCACACAGGGCGGCTTTAGGCCAACCTATGAGGTGAACCCAAGACTGGCAGAATTACAACAAGACATTCAGGAAACCCAGACCAGAATCCAGCAAGGCTTCTATTCTGATTTGTTTCAAATGTTGACACTGTCTTCACGTCGTCAAATTACAGCGCGTGAGATTGATGAGCGTCATGAAGAGAAACTATTAATGTTAGGCCCAGTATTAGAGCGCCTACATTCAGAACTACTTGATCCACTGATTGATCGTACTTTTAATATTATGATTCGTAACAACCTGGTACCACCAGCACCAGAAGAGTTGAACGGTGTTGACCTTAAGGTTGAGTACATCTCGGTTATGGCACAAGCACAAAGAGCAATCGGCACTGGCGCTATTGAGAGACTGGCAGGTTTTGTTGGTAACTTAGCAGCGGCCAAGCCAGACGTGCTTGATAAGTTTGACGCGGACCAGTCGGTTGATGAGTACGCAGACATGCTAGGTGTACCGCCGAAGATCGTGGTTTCAGATGATGACGTCTCAGCAATTAGAGATCAACGCGCACAAGCACAACAACAACAAATGCAAATGGAACAGATGCAGCAAGGTGCTGATGTAGCAAATACTGGCGCACAAGCGGCCAAGGTTTTATCCGAAGCTGACACCGACGGTAACAATGTACTGAACAACATTTTGGGTGGCCTTAACTAGGCAGCGACAGATAACTTGCATTTTTTATGAGATATTGTAAGCGTGAAAAAAGAATTTAATGCATCTGATGAGCAAGAAGTTAAACGTGCAAAAGCTAACGACAAGAATAAGCGCGAAACTGAGCTGGGTGACCTACGACAACTCTTATCTACTAAGTGGGGGCGTAGGCTTGTCTGGCGTATCTTGGATAAGACAGGACAGTATAGAACCAGTTTTACCGGCAACAGTACCACCTTCTTTAATGAAGGCCAAAGAAACATCGGACTGTGGTTGGTGGATGAAGTGTTATCAGCAGATACTGAGAGGTATCTATTGATGATTAAAGAAAATAACAAAGGAGAACAAAATGCCTGATGAAGACACTTTGCTGACTCAGACTAACACCAATGCGGAAGAAGTCGTTGACCAGCAGGCAGAAAATTCTACTCAAGATCAGGAGGTGCAAATGCAAAACCCACCTGATGAAGAGAAGAGTGATGCTGCACAAGCCGAAACCGAAGAATCAAACGAGGATAACCAGGAGGCGGGCGCCCCTGAGGAATATTCAGACTTTGAAGTACCTGAAAGTTACGGCATAAACGAAGACTCACTGTCGGAATACCAACAGTGGGCAAAAGAAAACAACCTGACCCAAGATCAGGCCCAGGCGGGCGTGAATATGGTTACCAAGATGCGAGAAGCAGAGGTAGCACAATGGGTTGAGCAGCAAAAGGCTTGGGTAGACCAGGCGAAGACTGATGCAGAAATTGGAGGTGAAGGGTTCGATAAGAACATTTCAACTGCGGTTAAAGCTAGGGACTCGTTCGGTACAGCTGAGTTTAGCGAGATGCTTGATAGTTCAGGACTGGGCAACCACCCAGAAATGATCAGGTTTCTCAATCGTGTCGGAAAGGCAATCTCTGAGGACAAGGTCATCGTTAGCGGTGCTAATGCTGGCCAGAAAACTCGTGAGAATGTTCTATATCCATCAATGAAACAATAATAATAAGGAGTAAGTAATGGCAACATTATCAACAACAAACCCGACGTTAGCCGATGTAGCTAAACGTCAAGACCCGGACGGTAAGATCGACACTATTGTCGAATTACTAGCCGAAACTAACGAGTGTCTAGATGATATGACATTCATTGAAGGTAACCTACCAACAGGTCACCGTACAACAATTCGCTCAGGACTTCCAAGTTCAACATGGCGTAAACTGAACTATGGTGTTCAGCCTAGCAAATCGACTACTGTTCAAGTAACCGATTCAGCGGGTATGTTAGAGGCGTATGCTGAAGTGGATAAGGCCTTAGCAGACCTTAACGGTAACTCAGCTTCGTTCCGTCTATCTGAAGATCGTGCGTTCTTAGAGTCAATGAACCAGACTATGGCAACAACTATGTTCTATGGTGACACTGGTACTGATCCTGAGAAGTTCATGGGTTTAGCACCACGCTTTAACTCAACATCAGCAGAGTCAGGTGACAACATCATCTCAGCTGGCGGTTCAGGTTCTGACAATACTTCTATTTGGTTAGTAGTATGGGGTCCTAACACTTGTCACGGTATCTACCCTAAAGGTTCACAGGCAGGCTTGAAGCATCAAGACCTAGGTGAAGTAACTTTAGAAGATGCGGCTGGTGGTAAATATCAAGGTTACCGTACTCACTACAAGTGGGACATCGGTGTTACTTTGAGAGACTGGCGCTATGTGGTTCGTATTCCGAACATTGACGTGTCTAATTTGACTAAAGATGCATCTGGTTCTTCAGCTGATCTAATTGACCTTATGGTTCAAGCAGTAGAGAAGGTTCCAAACTTGGGTCTTGGTCGTGCAGTGTTCTATGGCAACCGCACAATAAGCTCATTCCTACGTCGTCAGATCACTAACGCTAATAACGTTAATCTAGGCATGGATGAGGTAGCAGGTAAGCGTGTTATGACATTTGACGGTATTCCGTTCAGACGTAATGACGCTATTTTAAACACCGAAGCAGCTGTAAGCTAATCGGATTAATATAGGAGAAAAAAAATGATTATTGATTACAATCTTCAATTTTCCGATGCACAAGCTTTAACGGCTGACGCTGCATCTACAAATGTGATTGACCTTGGTGCTGATCGCGACATCGGTCCAGGCGAAGACATGAAAATCGCAGTAACACTTGACGTGGCTATGGGTGGTACTTCACCAACGATGGCTGTACAGGTGCAGACTGACGACAACTCAGGCTTTTCATCAGCAACAACTGTGTTGACTTCACGCACAGTGTCTGCTGGTGCAGCAGGTGACTCTATCATCATCGGTCTACCAGATACTAACGAGCGCTATGTTCGTTTGTACTATGACCTAGGTGGTACTTCGCCAACAGCAACTGTGACAGCATCTGTTGTTAAGGATGCACAACAGTGGCAGTCTTACCCTAACGCATAATGCAGGTTAAGGCAACAACTGAAGGCTACTACGAAACGCTACGCCGAGAGGGTGACGTCTTTGAGATACAAGACAAAGCTCACTTGGGTAGTTGGATGGAAGCCTTAGAAGTAAAAACCAAGCCCAAAAAAGCACCAGCCAAGAAAAAGGCTAAAGCGAAAAAGGCTTAACAACAAATCCAGAGGGCATGTTCCTCTGGTACTAATTATTAACGGAGTATGAAATGGCTAGTGAAGTCGACATTTGTAATTTAGCGCTCTCTCATATTGGTGCCAGTGCCACGATTTCGTCACTGACCGAGCAGAGTGAAGAAGCATTCCACTGCAACCTACTCTATGCAGATACTCGTGACGCGGTACTATGCGCACATCCTTGGGGTTTTGCTAAACGTCACCTAGCTTTGAGTGATGTGGGGTCACCTCCAGGCAACTGGTCGTATCGTTATTCATATCCAAATGACTGTTTGTATGCCAGAGAAATCCTACAAACAGATACAGCTGGAGACCCAATCAAGTTTGAAGTCGCACTGAGCGATGCTTATAACTCAAGAGTGATATTAACAGATCAGGAAGAGGCAACCTTAATTTATACCTACAAGGCAACCAACACTTTAGTGTTTGACCCGTTGTTTGTGAACGCACTGTCTTGGA